TAACGCGAATGTCCACCCCATTCGATAATGTGGTAATGTCCCTATAGGGGATGTTGCCGCCAGACTCACCCCCCCCCGTCGTTTTCATCCTTGCGGCGGGGGGGGGGGTGTTTTACACTCATGAGGAGGGGCTGTGGCAAAACGTAAAACCAACCGACGTGCCAACAATCTGAAACGCAATGCCGCAATCAGGTCAGCGCAGGTACGTCAGGAACGAGCGGCAAGAGACTACAGTACTGGACGTCTCCCCAAGCAAATCACGGAAACGTTTTTGGGAAAACTTAGCGCCCAGCAGCTTGAACAGGTCGCGCGACGTGTCGGACAGGAATTCGGGGAACAACAGCAAGCCTTAAGGGCGAGGGATAACGAACCGTATCAAGTCGTGCCCGACGTGCAGATTACAAAACTTGACAGGGAGATGGCGGCACGACCTCTGATTACCGACGCGGAAATTGCCAACGCCCCGTCAAAACGGCGGAAGACGCTGCGTCAGCAGCAGCGCCGCCGGATTGAGGCGCGGCGGAAAATCAAACGTGCCCAGCAATTCGATGCGCTGAGTATGGCCGCCTATACTGTGGGCGAAGTGCGTGAGATGGAACGCGCGGGCGAATCACCGTTCGACGTGCTGGGCACTCATACGGTAGGAGGCTCGGCGCGTGACGACCTTACGCGAAGCCGAGCGAACGTATTCGGTACGGAGCGTGGCATAAGCCATGTGCGCGCGATGATACGAGACGGAAACCGTGGGAAACTCAAACAGGAGATATTGGAGTACGCCGGGCTTGTAGGACGCGCGCCGCTACGCGCGGGAACCAAGCGGATTCCCGAAGATGAGGGGGTTACGGATTTTGGTAGGGTCGAGCAGCAGCTGGAGGCATTCGACGCCAGTGTCTCGCAAAAATTCGCGTCTTTGTCCGACCGTCAAAAACGCTGGCTGATGAACAACACGAATTTTAGCGCCGTGGTGCGTGAAGCGACGTGGTATAACGATAAGGCGCATAAATGGGAAACCAAAGCGGACGCGGGTGATGTGGAAACGCGAATCGACGAATGGATGGCCAGCGCAGCACGACACTAAAAAGGATGGACTCATGAAAGAGCGTCGAACAGCGGCAACGGACGGCGCAACACTATTGACGGATGACGGTGTGGAACCGTTGACGGCCTCTGCCGTCATCCGTCTCACCATGCTCGATTATCATACGCGCGTATGGTGTGCCCACGGATGGCAGGACATCAAGCCCATAGCTGCCGAACTATTGAAACGTCTTCCGTTGCAACCGAACCCCAGCAAGGACGGCGTATGGGGGACGTTCAACATTCGCGGCCACTTCTACAGTTTCCGCGTGCGCATGGGCGGCATTACCGTGGATTTTCTGGACGTGCACAATATCACGCGCGATGATGGGCTGAACGTCTCACGTGAGACGTTCGGGGGAACCACCGACCTGGAAACCACGTGGAACGTCGCGCAGGAATGCGCCGCACTGAATCTCAAGGGCGCTACCATAGCGTCCATGGCGATGACCGATTATGTCGACGGGGATTACGCCGGGTTCAAACGCCGTTTTCCGCCACTGGATAAGAAGGATTATCGCCGGATGCGTCCCGCCTACTATGGGGCGATAGTACACAGCAGGCCGGGCGAATACCGGGATTGCAGGAGCTGGGACGTGAACAGTCTTTATCCGAGCATCATGCGTGATATGCCCATGCCGGTAGGTGCCCCCGTATGGTATGACGGGGAATATCGGGATGATGACGATTATCCGCTGCATATCGATGTCGTCGCGTTTGATGCAAAGCTGAAGACGGGAAAGACGGCGACGCTCACCAACATCCTACCCGTATGGGGATATGAGGGCGAACGCCTGGATAGTACGCTTGGCGTCGTCACCATGCCGGTCACGGATGTGGATTGGCAGACGCTTACAGAAAACTACGACATCCACGTGTGGGACTATGTCGGCGGCTGGAAATTCCGCAAGTCACACGACCTCTATTATGAGTATGTGGACAAGTGGTTCCGCGTAAAGCAGACCGCGACCGGGGAACGGCGGCAGATGGCGAAACTGCTGTTGAACTCACTGGTAGGGAAGTTCGGGGCGTCGCTCTACCGGCCCATGCTGCATCCGAAGCCGTCTACGGATGGCGGAGTGGATTTTACCGTGGAACGACCCGAGTCGACCAACTCACTGGCATGGTTGCCGACCGCCGCCTATGTCAACGCCTACGGACGGCAAATACTCTCCCGCGCGATGAACGCGAACGCCGGCCTCGTAGTGTATGCCGACACTGACGGCATGATATTGGAGGGGTTGGACGCGCCCACGGGAATCGAAACGGATGACCGCAAATTGGGCGCGTGGAAGAACGACCATACCTATGAAAAGCTTCGTATCCTTGGCAACCGCAAATATTGCGGCGTGGAAACGAACGGCGACACGGTGATGCGGTTGAGCGGCGTGCATCGCGCCGCCCCCATCCCTTATGACCGGTTTCTGTCGGGGTCTCTCCATCGCAATGACGATGGCCATACTTTTGTGCTATAATAATCGGTAGCGGGGTGTGCGTCCCAAGCCGATTCGATGGCCCGACCGACAGGCAGTCGGTAAGGCGATTCGGTCGGATGTAGACGTGCGTAGCCAGCGCCCATCGACGGCGAGGGAACCCGCACAACCTAGCAACCCGGCCTGGCAGCGTGATTGCTGCCGGGCCATTAACCTTAAGGGGTGATTATGGACGACGCCGAAAACGATGACAAGCCGGACACCGTGCCAGATACCGAGCCGGGCGCGACCGCCGACGACAATGCGCCGAACCCAGAGCCGGAGGTTCGGGACGATGGCGAACCGGAGAACGCGGGAGACGATAAGAACGCCGACATGGCCAACCGTCTCAGCGCTCTCGAAGCGACCGTAGCCGAATTATCGAAGACCATCGAGGCGATGCGGGACACGGCGGCCGAACACGTGCTGAACGACGGCCCCGACGACGATAAGGAGCCGGAACCGTCCGAGATGACCGACGACGACTATAACGGTACCTACAGTACATTCGATGACCTCTACGAAGAGTAACCATTAAAAAAGGAGCATTATCATGTCAACTACCCCCGTGGTGACGCCGAAGCAGCAGCTCAGGCCGCTCACCGAATTCAACAACGCCCAGATTCTGAACATGATTCGTAACGAGGCGTCCCCCGAATATCAACGGCGCATGCCCTCCGCCACCCAGATGAACATGGACAGGCAGATGGCCACCCTCATGTCCAGCACCCAGCTCAAGAACGAGTTCTACTCGGCGTTGGTCAACCGTATTGGCGGCACGTACGTCAACACGTGGCGGTGGAACAACCCATTGAGCGTTTTCCAGCGGGCCTCGCAGGCGTATGGCGATACGTGGCAGGAAATTGCCGTGGGCATGCCGTTGGCGCAAGTGTACGACCCGAATGCGGAATATCTCGGCGCGGATAACTTCCGCAAGTGGAAGGTCGACGTCGATTCGCTGTATCACCGGCTGGATTTTGCCCACTGGTATCCGGCCACCACGGATGACAGGACGTTGCAGCGTGCGTTTACGTCCGAAAACGGCCTGGCGTCGCTCACCTCGCAGATTCTCACCTCGTGCTACAACGCGGCCGAAGTCGACCTTTTCGAGGCCATGTGTCATCAGTTCGTCGAGTATGCGAAGCTCGGCGGCTATTGGCGTGTCCACATGGACAACGACCTGAACGACATGGGGTCTACGGAAACCCAGGCCCGTGACATGCTGAGGCAGATTCGCGCGTGGGCCGATACGCTGAAGTTCGTCAGCACGCGATACAATGCGCGGCACATGCCGACATTCGCCCGCCCCGACGAACTCGTATTGTTCTGTTCGCCCGAAGTCAAGTCGGCACTTGACGTGCAGGGTCTGGCCACGGTGTTCCAGCGGACGGACGCCGAGCCGACCATCGACCGAATCATTGTCATCCCGCAGGACCGGTTCGGCATGGATGGCGTGCAGGCCATTCTCACCACCGATAAGTTCCTCATTGACATCCCCGTCATCAACGAGATGACCCAGCAGACGAACCCGGTGAACATCAACTCGGTCAATCATTATCTGCATGTTCAGCACATCGTCTCGGTGTCCGGCTTCGCTCCGGCCGTGATGTTCTGGACCGGCACCGGTTCCACTGCGAACGCGGTGGCGCCGACCGGTACCACGGCCAAGACGCCGACGTTCCAGCTTAAGCTGGCCATGTACGGCGGTGGCTCTCAGACTCCGGCCGACGTGGCTCGTGGCGGCGCGGTGCAGGTCACCGCGGATACGGCCATCACCAATGACGGTACGGCTACGTTCCGTTCGGATGCGGTCAGGTATGCCATCGGCGATACCGCGAAGCCCAAGAGCGATTACACGTACATCTCGCCTACTGGCGTGCTGGTCGTCGGCCTTGATGAACCGAATACCATCATCCCGGTCACGGCCACCGCGCTGTACACCAGCCCCGAGACGCCGGAGGTGCCGGGCACCGTGTCCGCCGCATTGGACGTGCCGGTGGTCGGTGATGGTGTCATCGGCTTCAATCCGTCCATCATCGCGTCGATTGCCGTTACGGTCCCGGCGGTGACGGCGGGTAAGACGGTACAGGCGACCGCCGTGGCGACCATGATTGACGGACGCAAGGCTGACGTGACCATGCAGGCCGCTTGGACTTCCGGCACTCCGGCGCACGCCACGGTATCCGAGTCGGGCGCCGTCACCGGCGTCGCGACCGGCGCCGCCGACATTACCGCCACGCTGTTCGGCGTGTCCGGCAAGCAAAGCGTGACCGCGACCGGCGGAAAGTGATATAATGGGAGTGTGGCTTAAGCCACACTCTCTCACGGTGTAATGCAAGTCAAGACCCGGAATGTGACCTCACGTGAGCATTCCGGGTCTTGTCATACCGGAGGACGAGAATGATTGATGACGTGAATCCCTATGTGGAATCCAGTTTTTCGTGGGCGGAGTGGACGCCCAACACCACGTTGAAGCTCTGTCGCGTCCCGTGGGATGCGAGCTATCGCGATATCGTGCGGTTCGCTTCACGTGAGACGCAGCGGGAATGGTTCGTCGGACTGGATGGCGTGGAATGCCGCCCGGCCACCATGCATATCTTCGGCGCGCCCGTACGTATCGACATGCCATTCAACCAGGCGTCGAACTATAATTACCTTGTCGCCGTCAACGATTACCCCGAGCTGGAATCTCCGCGGGCGTGGTATTATTTCATCGAATCCGTGGAATACATTAACGCGCACACTACACAGCTTACGCTTATGCTGGACGTGTGGCAGAGTTTCCAGCATGATGTGACATTTGGCAGCTGTTATGTGACGCGCGGGCATATCGGCGTGGCCAACGAGCGTCAGTGGGATGATTACGGGCGTACCGCGCTTGCGCTGCCGGAGGGATTGGATACCGGTGCGGAAACCGTCGTCACCTCCCAGTCGTACAAGGCGCTGGTGTCCAGCAAGCCCGTGCAACCCGGGTTCAATTCGCCGACCTTGGATTACGGCGTCATCGTCGTGGCCACGACCGACCTTGTGGCGTCGGCCGGCAGCGTCGAGAAACCGTTGCTGAAAACCGCGCAGGGCTCGCAATTCGAGAATCAATCCAACGGTACGGGAATCTATTATTTCGATACCTCCGACGATTTTACGCGCGTCATGCAGGCGGGCAGTTCGTTCCCGTGGGTGACCCAAGGCATCACGTCGATTTACGCCATACCGAAAATCAGCGCCGACTATATCGCCGCCGCGGGCCGCGAAGTGACGCAATTCTTCGGAAACGGCACGGCCGGCGTAATCAAGGGCCACGTATACGTGTTCGTAGGGGAAGCCAGGAGCGACAACCGGTATGACGACATCGTCTCCATCAGGAACTTTCGCGATAATTTCAACATTCCGAGCCGGTATCGCAATCTAAGGAAACTGCGGTGCTACCCGTATAGCATCGTGGAATGCTCATGCCTGAACGGCTCCAACGTCATCTATCGGCCCGAAGACATCCAATCCGATGACCTGGTCATCCGCGAAACATGGAATTACGCGCCGCCGTCCCCGCGTCTGAACTTCTACCCGGTGAACTATAATGCGGGCGGCGCGGCTACGGTCGACTCCCCGTCCGGCAACGGCGCCGGGTTGCCGATTGACGGCGGGGAGATGCTGAACGTCAGCTTCGGCATCACCAACTTCCCCCAGTTCATGATGGTGAACAACGGGGCCGCGCTTGCTATGGCCAACAGCTCCTACAGCCGCGCCTACGCCGAGCAGTCGGCCGGGTGGGCCCAGCAGAAGGCGACCATGAGCGCCGCGAACACGCTGTCCCAGGCCGGTACGTCGATTCGCACCCAGCAGGAGATGACCCAACTAGGTGTCACCAACCGGAATGCGTTGAACACCATCGCAGCCAACTCGCTGAACCAGTCGCTGGCCATCGGTCAGGCGAACACCAATGCCATGACCGACTTGAATATATCCCAGAACAACGCGCAGACCGCGTGGGGGCTGGTTTCCAATGCCGGAAGCGCGTTCATGTCGGGGAATGTGGCCGGACTGGTCGGCGGCACCGTTGGCGGAATCGTGCAGAACGGCATCACCAATACGGGGCTGCGCGCCAGCCGTGACATCGCCAACGATACGGCGGCTGCGAACACGGCCAACAGCGTGGCGACCAATGCGGCGCAGACCTCTCAGGCGAACTCGTACGCGCAACGCGCCCAGCAGATTCAGGGCACGTCCAGCGCCCTCATGGCCGGGCAGAACTATAGGCTGGCCACGCGCTTCGCCGAGGGCGACTATGAGAACACGATAGCGGGAATCAATGCGCAGGTGCAGCAAATGCAGATGACCCCGCCGACCACGAGCGGCGCGGCGGGCGGCGATTCGTTCAACCTCGCCAATGGCATCATGGGCGTGCTGGTACGTTTCCGCACGTGCGCCCCCAGCGCGTTGCGCAGCGTCGGGGAGTTCATGCTGCGGTTCGGGTATTTCGTCCAGCGGTTCATCACCCCGCCCGCAAGTCTGCAATGCATGGAGAAGTTCACGTACTGGCAGATGCAGGAATGCTATGTCAGGGGCACGCTGCCCGAGCAGGCGCGATTGGCTATCAAAGGCGTGTTCGAGCGTGGCGTGACCGTGTGGGACAGGCCCGAGTATATCGGCGTGACCGATTGGGCGGATAATGACCCACTGCCGGGCGTCGGCTATGAGTGATACGATGGTGACATGAGTAGGTCTAAGAAGAACCGGGTCGGCGGCGCGTTGCACCCGCGCGGCAACTACGCGAAGGCACGCGCCGCCAGCCTCGATTACATGTATTATCATCTGTTGGAGGAACTGGCGCTGAACCGATTCAGCTGGCGTGGATTGCCGCCGACGGTGGACGAACGATGGCTTGAAATGTGTCTGTGCGAATACGGGTGCGCCCTCTTCTTCGAAGACGGGCGTATAGGCCGGTTCCTGGTAACCCAGGCCGGATACCAAGGTCGGCTGAACGTATACAACAATCCGACGTGTTTCGAGCCGGTGGGCGTCAACTACCATTACAGGCAGCTTAAGGCGGGCCGTGAATGCATTCCCATCTGGGACAACCGCATGCGCATGTCGTTCAAGGACATCCTATGGCAGTATGCGCGGCGCCTCGCGGACATCGACAAGGCGTACGACGTGAATCTGGAAAGCCTGAAGCTGCCGACCATCATCACCGCCGACCCCCGGACCAAGCTCACCGTTCAGAACATGCTGCAGCAGCGGCAGGACGGTCAGGACTATATCATCGGCTATGATTCGTTGGACCCCGGCAGCATGTTCCAGCCGTGGCCCAATACCACGCCGTATCTGCTGGACAAGTTCATCCAGCAAAAGGTGCAGGTGACCAACGAGGTGTTGGGATACCTGGGCATTCAGTCCAGCGGTACGGAGAAGAAGGAACGTCTCATCTCGGATGAGGTGGCGCAGGCCAACGAAAAGGTGGACGTGTTCCGACTGGGTTTCCTCAAGGCCCGGCAGACGGCGGCGACCGAGATTAACCGGCTGTGGCCGCAATTGAACGTCTGGGTCGAATATGCCGACTCGCAGTCAAGCGGCGTCCCCAACGCGCTGGATTCAAGCGCCGGCGGTACGACTGATATCGATATGCCCGCTTCATACGACGCGGGTATCGGAGGTGTGTTGTGATGCAGGATTTTAGCGCCTACGCGATGGAAACGCCCGGTGAGTACACCGAGACCCTTGGCAATCTCGTCGCCATGGGGTATGACACGGACGCCAAGCTGCACTTGTCCGCCGACTATTATCCGATCTACAGTGAAAGTCACCGCGCCGAATTGAACGAGAAGATTGTCCGCCATTACGCGCTGCGGGAGATTGGACAGGAGACCGCGCAGCAGTTCATCTTCTATCTGGGTATGACGATGGCGGAGGTCATGCCCTATTTCAATGAACGCTACAGGACGCTGGACATGGAATACAATCCGTTGGATTCCATGGACATGACCACGGACAGTGAGAACGGCAGCGAATCCCAGTCATCCGGCAAGGCGTCCAGTACGCAGGATTCGACCAGCAACAGTGCCAGCAAGTCGGATAACAGCAGCACCACCACGTCCAGGAGCTTCGACAGTGACGTGCCGCAGACCGGTGTCGTAGGCGATTTTTCGCGCTACGCCTCACATGCGAACGAGTCGCAGGCGGACAGTTCGGGCACCGCGTCCAGCTCGCAGGATTCAACCAACCACACCACCGCCCAGAGCGCCACCGATTTTCAGCATGATTCGAGTAATTCCAAGGGCCTGAGTCATGTGACCGGGCGTAGCCAGTCGGCCATGAGCCTGATTCAGGAATACCGGCAGGCGGTCATCAATGTGGATATGGAAGTCGTGCGGAGCCTCGAACCGTGTTTCATGCAGGTGTGGGGCTCGTATGATACCATTTTCGGTAACTGTTATAACTATGGAGAATGGGAGTAGCAATGTCAGTCAATGCCCTTGTTCCGCGCGCCTATCCGCTGGTGCGCATTCCGACGTCGGTGCCGTTCACTTACCGTGATGGGGCGACCACGTTGCAACTGATTGAATGCATCCGGTTCAATCTCGACGGTTTGCAATCCGATTTTAATACGCTGGTCGAACAGGTGAACCAGTCGATTGCGGATAATGACGCCGCCGTCCGGCAACTTGCCGACAATCTGGTCAGTCAGATGGCCATCCTACGCGAAGAGCTTGTCCGGCTCATCGAACAGTCGCAGTCCACCGGGCTGGCGTGGTCGCCGGTGTACGGCAGGCAGGACGCCTTGCAGGCGGTGCTCGACGGCATGTACGATAACGCCCGCAATCATGCGTTGTTCTGGTCCGATTACGACGATATGGGGTTGGAAGCGTCCGAGTATGACGCGCTGGGACTGTCCGCACGTGAATATGACGTACGCGCGACCGACGTCGACAATGGCGTGCCAGGCGATTTTCCGGGACGTTCTCGGTTTCCGTACGGCAAGGGCGTTTCCGAGGGGTGAACGGGTCCGGCCTGAACCGGGCTGGACACGCGATATTCAGACGATTATAATATTGTTCGGGTAAGGATGCCTACCCGTAGTTTTGAAAGCGAGGAATCTTCACATGAGCAGTCTCAACAAAACCCCTCATTACAATCTCAGCCAGTTCGGAGACAGCCCGAACGACAAGCCGTCGTGGCGCGGTGATTACACTGCGGACATGAGTCGAATCGATGCGCAGATGTACAGGAACGCGACCGATGTCACCACGGCGACGGCGGCGGCGAACAATGCGAACACGGCGGCGGGTCAGGCGAAGACCACAGCCGATGGCGCCTTGACCCTGGCACAGGCCAATAAGGCTGGTATCGCCGAATTGGGCGGCTATTTCGGCGGGCTTGGCGTCACCTCCGCGGTCACGGCGCAGAATCTGCTGGCCACCATCAACGGTAAGGCCGATTCCAGCGCCCTCGCAGGTAAGGTGGATGCCGGCTCCGTGTACGCCAAGGGCGAGTCGGATGGCCGTTATCTGCAATTAGGCGGGTATTCCGGTACGGCGGCGAGCATCAACTCCACCGCTACCAAGGCGAAGGACGACGCCAGTATGGCGAAGTCGACGGCCGCCGCCGCGCAGACTTCCGTGAACGCCGTCGCCGCCGTGACCACCGACCTTACCGAGTTGGTGTGGATTGGCGACAGTGTCAGTACCGGCTATCAGCCGGGGGGGGTTGCGCTCGCCGAAAGCAAGCGCATCCCCCAGCGCGTCGCGTCTAAGCTGGGACTCAATCTGCATGTGTTCGCCAACAACGCCAGTGGCTATGGCAAGGCGGGCGATGGGGGCAAGACGTTCCTTACCCTCGCCAGCGAAGCGCTTTCCGCAATGGATGTCGACGCCCGTAAGAAGGTCAAGTACGTGGTAATCTGCGGCGGCAGGAACGATACCGGCGACACGTACAGTTCGGCGCTCGGCGTCTTCGACACGCTGCTGGGTACCGGGTCGCGTGCGAGCCGGAATTTTCCGAACGCTTCGGCCCACGCCATTTTCCTCTGGGACCATGCGAGCATTCCGTCCGCGAACGCCCAGGCGATGAACGGCATCGCATCGGCGGCGGCGGCGAATGGCCTGGCGTGGCATCCATGGACGTGGACGCTCGGCATGGGCCATCCCGATTGGTTCGCCAACGAGAATGACCCTCATTATAATGCGGACGGCTCGAATTATATCGCCGGCATACTCGCTCCGACCATTGCGGGTGATTGCGAGCCGTGTGGGGGTGAGCTTTCCGGCGAGGTCGCCATGACCGGCGGCTGTTCGGGTAAGCTTCACTGGCGTTTCATGGGCGGCGTGGTGACGCTCACCGCGAAGTTCTCTGCCTCCGAACCGTCCGGTACCATTGCGAAGCTGCCGAAGTTCATCGACCTTGGTGATAATTTCATCATGATTTTGGGTGGTGCGGGCAATCAGCAGGCGTTTGCCCACTTGGCTGGCGGCGATTTGCGG